TGATAATTACATTCACAACCGATGACACCGTAGGAGGCGCTATCAGCGGATTCTGAACATAAATAGCAACAAAACCGTTCGACCCTTCCACGGTCGCAACATCGTTCACACCACGAACAGGCTTGAAATCTCGGTCCCCCACATAGGGACACGTAATGGATAGTTTGTTAGATTCTTGCCCAATCGTCAACGTCGCACACGTCAATCCGAAAGCATCGGCCGGAGTGGCCGGTACTCCATCAGGACTCCACACCATAATGACTTGCCCGTTATGCGGACCAGACACTATGAACTCAGCTTCTAGAATGATCGAACCTCTATACCCATAATACATACCAGCGATGTACCCCAAACCAGTTGGGGCTACCTCGTTGCCATATGTAATCTGGGGCGTCGTCGCACAGACGTGCGACGACCACAGCAGCTTACTCGACGTGTCGCTAGACGACCACGTAAAGTCAGCTGCCCTACTCGGCATCCTCGCAATCTCCATCAGATCGTTACTGTCTACAAAATCAGAGAACTGGGCGTCCTCCGCTTCAACGTAGTCAGCAACTTTCCATCTCACGTCATGTCCCTTGGTGGGACAATCGATCGGCGCATCCGATCCAGGCAATGAAACAGGTGCCAATGGGTTGTCAAACAACCCAGTGACAGAGCCAACGGCTTTGGCAAAGCCGCCGACAACAGGCATATTAGAAAGGAAACCACCAATACCACTAATCACACTTCGGAGGGCCGAAGCATGTTTAGCAGCACCAGCAGCAGCAGCACTCCCAACGGAACTCACAGTACTCAACAAGCCAGCTTGCGGAATATCATGAATTGGTGTCTTGACAGCCAGCACGGGTTCAATTGCTTTCACCCATACAGACAAATCAACGGTGGTCGGACCACCAGCTCCAGTATTCAACGGACTCCAACACATGAAGTACACCTTCGCAACCATGTCCATGGTATCAGTTCTCACGAACCTTCTCCACGACATCCACGGCACTCGCAATCTCATAGTATGATCGTAACCAGCTCTCAAGAACGCACAAGGTAAACGACGTATAGTCGGATACATGAACGCTCTATTAGCAAAGAAAGGGGCATCAGCATCTGCAGGAACAGCAACCATAGTGGCTACGCCAGCATTGAACATACTTGGATTAGTACGCACAATAACTTCGTAGTCCATTCGCAACAGATGATGATACCTGGCCAAACCATTGGGGGCTCGAGTTCGATTAAAGAATTGTCTAGGTAACTCGATAGACCCAATGATTTGACCAGCAACAGCCGTCGTCGTCCACGCTATATTGTTCTCAACAAGGTACTCACGACACAATATAGAATCAAACGACGCATCACGCACACGCACGCCAGAAGACAGCATGTCAGAATTGGTAGATTTGGACTCAGCAGGAGGATCCTGATCATCGTTCATCACTACTTCATTCGTAACAACTGTATTCACATCACGCGATTCAATCCCAAGACCAGCTTGGGGTAAATCGCTCGCACTCAACACACGCTCGGCTAACACAACGCTCTCACTGTCGTCACGACCTAGGTAGGTCGCAACTGTCTTCACGATCTCGAACATCTCACGTCGCGGAACACCGGTTTTAACGCCAGCATCACACAACGTCAACAACGTCTCTTCAACACCTTCATTACGCTCACGCAGCCATAAATGGCCCATGTGAGTGTTCCAGCACTTCAACGGACTCGCAAACTCTTTGCACTCCAGGAGGGAGCACAACGCAACACACATGTTCATCGGGGGATGAACACCAGCTTCTTCACACACTTCATGCGAACAGTACGCTCCACAATCACATCTAGGACCATGTGACTCGTGAGCATAATGCTCATACTGATGGTTCCCACAGTTGTGGGAACTACAGTACGCTTCAACAGGCGCTTCAACATCACCGTGACACTTCCTTTGAATGCATCGCTCCCAATCATGGGAACAATGACAATCATCGTAGTAACACGGACCTCGGAACTTCACAGACGCAGCACAATCGTTAAACATCACCCAACGCGGGTAGTGATAAGGGCAAGAAATGCTCTCAGCAGTACCAGCATTGTCAGTTAAACGAAGGCTTCCAGTATAGAACAGCTTCACAGACTCTTCACGTATTCTCAGCAAACAGGAATAGCACAAATTCAATTCATTAGAAATTAACGCGTGTTCAAGATTCTCCTCAGTACGAGGTCGTCTCTTAACGCAATTGAACTTATGCTCTTTGCAGAAAACACCATTCAGCACTTCATACTTCTTACACCAACGCAGATCCAGGATGGATCTCGCTTCATCACAGCACACGTCACACATGCCTCGATCCAGCGGCTCACGCCACGAAAACTTCAGCATCTCAGGCTTCACACGTTCACACAACGCATCCATCACTTCACTCAGCATTTGACCGGTTCCCAATTGACAATCGGGAAAACGGTTAGCAGCTAACATCTCACTCGCACACTTCAGGTACATCAGACAGGTAGGAAAGAATTCTTTTGGGGTACAAACTTTCAAAGCGTTGTAACAACGCCTCTCAATTTCAGTAGTCTCAAAAGGATTCATCAGATCGGTAGGAAAAACAGCAGGAAACAGCAGATTATTAATATTCAAATGTATCAGTAGGTCATTGATAGGTTCGTCAGGTTGTTTGTGGGCACGTACAAAAAGTAGGTGCCGAAACATAACGAACTTATCTCTCAACATAACATCTAAATCTCTAGCAGCAGGATCATCACGACAACGATCACATCCGTCATCCGACCCTAGGGGTCGGCGAACGGGTGCAACACAGGTATTACAATGGAATTCGGTAACAACAGAACACAACGCATCACAGTCACAGTCCGGGTCGTCAGTCAAAGGTTTGACTGATTTACATCCTTGGCACATATAGAATAAGTTTGATTTGTTAGAATTGTTCATCATTATAGTTTGCGCTCGATCTACTCAGTCCATACCCGAAGCAGGACCGCTCAATCGAGCAGGAAATGGCCATTTTTATCCACGCCGGCGCCAGCGCTATTAAATTACTACATTACGTCATCGAATTATATAGACTATTAAATTAGTACACACCTCGCCAATAATGCGATTTCTATGTATATAACGGGAATTTTACTGCGGTGCATCCGCTTTGCAGTAAAGGTTAAGTTAAAATACAAACGCTCTTATTAGGGCTCTGACTAAAATTCACTATGTAAACGACATTTTGGGACTCGTCTCCCAAATGACTAGATAAGGCAAAGAAAATAAAGAAATAGTTCCAAGAGAGGAACTATAAGATTAAGAAAAAGAAATTTAATAATTAAAATTTAACCCACGTTGCAGTAATAAATTAATACAACATGGGGGGTGATTTGATCCGGCTATGAGCCGCCCTCAAATCTAAGGGATAAACAGAAGTACATGCACAAATGTGCA